CGCAGAAGTTGAAGGAGTGTCTCATTCTCACCTCTCAGCCGCAGACAGCCCATTCGGCTCAGAATTTGCTGCCTTATTTTGCCCAATAAGTTTGTGCTTGGGGCTTCTATCCTTTTTGGCAGGAGTATTCTTGTAGGTATTTGCTTTTCCTTGCTCATATTCTTTGGATTTGCTGCCAAGGAAATAGCAAAACAGTGCCGTTTCCATTCGATTTTTTTTTCTTTTTTCTCTTCTTTTTTGCTCATATCCTTGCGAGTTTGAAATGTTTGTTGTATATTTGCAACCGTAAAGCGATAATTCAAGTTACCCTTCGTCCGCTTCGGCGTTGACACACGAGGGAGGCGACGGAATAATCGCTTTATTTTTTTTCATAGACTCTTAGTATATGTAAAAAGTTTCCATCTCTGTTGCATTTTACTTTTAATTCTAATCTATAGCATTTATCCGTAATCTCATAAACCTTGAAGTAAGCATCGGGATGGTCTCTGCTGTCTTCGTGCGGATTTACGATTTTTGCCTTGTTCATCATTTGATTAAGCCTTTGGGCGTATTCCAACTTTAATGGGTACATGGGATCTTTTTTATATTTACTGATGGTTTCCTCATAAAAGGACTTTTTGATAATAATGTCATCTCCATTGGCTGCATTTACGTGAAGTCTCTTGCCAATATTTTTCCCGACCTTAACCTCTGGCAATACGTTTCTGTAAACCTCACGCAATCTTACTTGTGCGTTTCTTATGCGAGTCGTTCGAGATTCCTCGCTGCATTTGCCTTGACTTATTTTATGAACAAATATACATGAAGCACACAAGTTGCTTTCAGGAACAAACTTCGCCAACTTGATTTTATCCTTTGCTACATCGCAGTCATTACACCGCCTGATGGTGTAAGGGTTGTAGTCGGGCATGGTTTTACCCTGCTTGCCACTGTTGAAACGGAAAATGTTATATCGTTCTCCGTTCATGGCCTCCTCGCCCCTGCTCATGGCTTCAGCGTGCTCTGTAGCCGGATATTTCTGCTTGCGCACCTGTACCACGGTACAGCGGCAATTGTGTGCAATGCCTACGGGCACGATATACGACTCATCTTTGTCGATAGAGAGGTTAAATACCTTGGTATTTCGATTCTTTTTTGTAACTTTGCCCTCAACCAACACATAACGATTATGGAAAAAGGTATTTCTCAAGAAATCAAAGAACGAGTGGAAGCCATCGAAGGAATGAATATCCTTGATGCCGCAAAATTCAGATACGTCACAGAACAGAGAAGCTTCAGATGGCTCGTTGCCTATTGGAAGGTGAACGGAAGAACCGTGCATCGCATTCTTAGCATACTGGGCATCCCTATCAGGCATGGAAGCGCAGCTGTCCGCATTCAATGGATTGGAGCGGAAGAAAGAAGAAAGGATGCAGCCAAACGTCTTGCTCAGACAAACCATGAACTTGCAGCTAAAGGACTTCACGTGCGCCAGGGTAAGACCAAGGAAAATAGCGCCCTCATTCGTGATATATCGAACAAATTGAAGCGCACCTCTTCTTTGCTTCGACCATCTGTAAGAAAGAATGCGATCGAAAATTCCCTTGCCACTCGCAAGCTTCATCCAGAGCGGATGAGTGCACTGGGTTTGCCATTGAGTGAAAGCGAAGAAATCATGCGAAGCCACCTCCTTGCAATGGGCTTTCCATTCGAGGTTCGCAAGCTTATTGGAGGCTACGTCGTAGATTTCTTTATTAAAGAACTCAGGCTTGTGATTGACTGCCAGGGACGCAACCGCTTTCCCCTTTCTTATACACGCCATCAGTGCATAGCAAAGGAGGGTATATGTGTTGCCTACTGCGTGAACGAGCAGGTGAAGCGGAGAACGTTCACCGACCTGGATAATTATATCTCCCTTGTAAAGGTTTTCCGCAGCGACCCATCCTCTCCTTGTGCAGAAGCGGTGATTTGGGGTGCATGTGGATTTCGCCCCTTTGGTGATGATAGTTACAAGGTCGCCCTCAAACGGACGGGAAAGCGTGGCTGTTACCTCACGGAACTCTCCACTTCCTCCGATTACTGAGTCTCCCTTCTTGATACTGGCGATGTGTTTCCAGCCATTAGCGGTAAGTACGGGCGTATTAGGAAGGAAACAGTTCCATCCATTCGGCGGGTAATAGGTTTCCCAGAAAGAGTCGCTCATGGGGAGCGTTACCCCATCGAGGGCAGCGTGTTCCGGGCGCACCTTGTCATCCTTGGCCGTGCGGTACTGCAGATAGTATCGGTCGCCATCCTCGCTGAACTGTTCCCACTTGGCCGCCATGGTGGCAGAAGCCTGTACGAAGTTGTATTCGGCATGCAGATAGTTGGCATTGTAGGTGTCGTTGATCTTCCGAACATCGTTCAGAAAGCGTTCGAACGGCTTTTTATTGCCGTTCTCATCGAGCATGGAAGGGAAAGCCTCGTTGAGCTCGTGGAACGTCTTGATGCCCGAGAAGATGTAGTTGGAGCGGGTAAGCCGCTCGCGCATCTTGTCGCTCATCTCTACCTTTTGGAAGCCGCCATCAAGGATGCCCGCATGGGTAGTAATGAATTCCTGTGCCTCGTCGCTTGCCAGGATGTTGATGTCGAGCTGCGCTCCCTTCTGACGGAACAGACCCTTCATCATCTTATTGAACTTACCAGTAAGCCGCGACTTGATCTCCTGCCACTGCTTATCGCCCATGAGCTGGATAGCGTCGGGCACGTCCATACCCTTCAGTATTTCCTTGTATCTCGAGTGTAGCCCCTCGTAAGCTTCGGGGCTCAGTCGAAAAAATTCTTCGGGTCCTTTTTGTTGTCCTTGTCTGCAGGTTCGCTGCCGAAGAGTGAAGGCTGCTGGATACGTTCACCTACGGGCATATTGTATTTGTCGGCGAAGTACTTGCCGTCCACCTCGTATCGGTCGGAGATCATCTTCTCATACTCCATCTGCTGCTCCGGAGTGTAGCTTGGGCTGTCATCCCATGCGAAGTGATAACCCTGCAGAGGAAAACCGTGGCTGATCATGCGAGGAATCAGCTGGTTGTTGATGGTGTTGGCGAGCAACTTGGCATCGCTCTCCACTAAGTTTTCAAACACCTTCAGGTGGGTTTGGCTCTGCGAGAGGCTGCTACCGTCCTCGATAGTCATGGTCTGGCCGATGATGAGTTTGGAGATTTCAGAGTTGGCACGATCCACACGCTTGTCGTAAACGTTGAATGCGTCGCTCTTGGCACTTTCTACGATTTGGATTTCTGTGCCCGTAGGCAGTACGGCATAGCCAGCCTGCCCCATACGCGCCATCATGTCGTCGATGCGGTCTACCTCCTTCTGGTCTCTCGAGCTGGTGGTGGCAACGCGCAGCGGCATGCCGAAGATTTCGCTGAAGACGTCCCATGCCGCCAGTACGTTCTTCTTAGGTATGCAGTGGAGCGAAGCTTTGAGGTAGAGGCCGAGGTCGTCGGGTCTGCCCACCTCGATGAGGTTGCCGAACCATTCCGGCTCGTGGTAGTCGATGCCAGTGGTCCAGTCCTGTCCGAGGTCGGTGATGACGCGGTGGTGCTCGGGTATGACGTACTTGCGATCCACCAGCGTCACACTGTTATAAGCGAGGCATCCGTCTCCATCGGTACCGAGGTCTCCGAGTTCGATGAGCGAATGACCCCAGTAGGGAGTAGTAAGCACGAGGCGGCAGAACTCCACGAACCATTCCTGCTCGAGGAAGTGCTCGAGGTCGTCGTTGGGTGTGCCGTTCTTGTCCTCCAACTTGAAAGAGCGAGACATGACGAAGCCCTTTCGCTGGTCGATACAGCCAGAGAGGTGGGCATCTATCTCGGTGTCGCGATAGATGTCGTAGAGCGCCTGCCGGTTGGGGCTTTCCACGCTGATGGCGAGCTGCCACGCACGTCGCCACTTCTGTATGTCGCCCTTGGTGAGTGCCTCGGTGGTACGCTGCAGTTTGGCGATGATGCTCTCCACCTGTCGGCGGTTGTTCTTGCCTACCAGTTCGATGTTACCATATTTGGTTCTCCAGAGCTGCGGTCGGCCGAGGAATGCTCTCCAGGCATCCTCTATGCGGTCTTTGGCTCTATTTATGTTCAATCTTGCCATTTTCGTTTAATGTTTAATTTAAAAGTAAAAAGGTAAAAAGGTAAAAAGAGCCTTCCTACCGATTATTATTCCGACTAATACTTTACCAGCTGTGGCGGTCGGGCCCGTTGCCGTATGCCAGGACACCTCCCTGCGAGATGTCGTTGCCCGACTCGTCAGTGGCGACGGGCAGGTCGGGTACTATCTTGCCCGCCTGTACGCCCTCGAGCCACTTGACGGCCCTCTCGTAACGTTCCTTGCGGGTCTCATAGCCCATACGGTTGGGGAGCGATGCGGACATGTTGTAGAGCGCGATGTCGGCGGTGTACATGACGAGCTGGCGGTTGCGCTCGTCGCCTTGGGTGGCAAAGATGCGGTCGGTGTCGTACTTAGGTCGCAGATAGCCTGCCACTTCCTCCTGTGCCTCCGCAATGGCGTTGCTGATGTTATCCGGGTCGGCACCCGTGATGGCCTTGAGCGAAGCTTCGCTGCTCACGACCTTGAAGTCTTCCTGTGTGATGAAACTCATAATTTAATGAGAAATTAGAAATGTTTTTGTTACCATGAATTCTTTGGGCGCATTCTCTTGACTATTCTCGGAACGAAGGCAGCCACTCTGCCCTGCTTCTGGAGGATATAGATGGCGCCCTCGTCGGCATCGGGCGCATCGTCGTGCGCACGGCTTCCGTGTTCAAGCGAGAGTGTCTGGTCGATGCCCACCTGCATATCCTCGGAGTCTCGGAGTGCTTCGTTGTAGAACACCACGCCACGCTCCCAGAGTGGAGCTATGGACTCGATGCGCTGCAGCTTGTCGGGCTTCTTGCGGTTGTCGGCCGTGATAGGTAGCTGGTAGCCACGCAGGTCGCCCTCGGCGGCAAACTCATCGAGGGCGGTATCCTGCATCAGGTTTGCCTCCATGTAGAACTGGATGCTTGCGCCTTCTTCCAAGCTTCGCTCGTAGAGGTTGTAGAGCCATCTCACCATAGCGCCCGTGGTGTCCTGACGCACGAAGCAGTCGATGAGGTGCAGTTCCTTGCCGATGCTTCCCCAGAGTCGGCACGCCTTGTAGTCGTTCTCTGTGGTGGACTTCCACGACGGGTCGGTATAGCAGACTAAGGCATCGTACTTCGAGAGCTTCGGCATACGCTTATACTTGATCCATTCGTGGCGGAAGATGGTACCGTCCTTGATAGGGTTGTGCATCATCTCCTTGTTCCAGTCGCGGTAGCCCACGAATTCACGGTAGGCATCCACCTCCTCGCGTGTCCATTTCTCCTGCCATGTAGGGTCTCCGTTCTTGTCCACGGCATACACCTTGGAGAGGAACACGCCCTTGGTGTGGGCGATGTTGAAGAGCACGGAGTTCTTGGAAATGAGGTTGCCCACCATGATGAAGCGGCCACGACCCACATCCAAGGAACCGAAGAGGGCCGACTTGACCCATGATGTGAGTTCGCGGACGCGCTTCTCATTCTTGCAGAGCTCATCATCATCGAGGTCGTCGATGACGATATAGTCGGGACGTGCCTCACGGTCGCGCAGACCACGAGGACTCTGACCGCGTCCACAGGCAAGGAACTTGACGCCGCACTGTGCCTTGAACTCGCCATCGGTCCAGTCGCCGCCGTTAGGCTTCTGTTCTCCGAAATCCGCTTTGAGTCGGTCGTTGTATTCCAGTTCTGCCTGTATATCGCCCAAGAGTCGGCAGGCAGCATCCTCGCTCTTGCCCACGATGACCATGAAGTTGATGAGCCTGAGAGGCTGGAACATGAGCCACAGGGGCAGGAAAACGTCCAAATGGGTGCTCTTGGCGTGACCACGAGGCCACATGAACACCGCCTTCAGGTTGGGCGTAGACTTCACCTTGCGTGCCGCCTGGTTGTGGAACGGCGCATTGTGGATGGTGCGCAGCACCTTGCCGGTGGTCTTATCCTTGAGCTGCAGGAAGTGAGGAAAATAATATTCGCAGAAGGCAGCATAGTCCCTCTGCAGGGAAGCAATACGTTTCTTCCGCTCCGTCTTGCTTTCGGGAGCCATGAGCGAGGTGTCGGTAAGCGCTGCTATCTGCTTGCAGTGTTCCCGCCACGCCTCGATGGCCTGTTTCTTCTCTGATAGTGTTGCCATCCTTCTTTGCTTCTAATTATTATTATTATACCTTAGAGTTCACAACTGAAACCATTGTTCATCTTGTCGGAGATGAAGAGATCCTGGTAATAGTTGAATGTCTTGAGAAGTTCGGGTGTGATGTTCGGGTCGGTCTGAGCACGGAACTGCATCCACTTCGAGAATGCCATAAACACCTCGATGGCATCCACCACGTTGGCTTTCTTGTCGAGTTTCTGAATAACGGACGAGAGCTTGGCCAATCGGTCGCCCAGTCCGGATATCTTGTCCGGGTCGCCGGATTCGTTGACCTGACTGATGAGGGTGTCGATGGTGAGGAGTAGTTTGTTGACCAGCTCCGGACGCGTCACGTTCTTGGCAGCCCGCTGCTCTTTCCATCCCTCCGTGTTGACCCACTTGGATATTGTTACCCTTGACACCTCAATCTGCTCGGCTATCTCTGCCTGTTCCTTACCCGCCATATAGAGGGTTCGGGCGAGGTTCTTCTTACGTTCTAATTCTGCTTTTGTCATATTCTAATATTGTTATAATGTGAATAGAAAACCATGGAGGAGCTTGATGCCCTGCGGGTTTGGTATTGCAAAATTGCGACTTTTTGGGCAATCTGCAAAAATAGTGTGCAGCGGCTTCACGGAAGTGTGCAAGCATTTCATACTTTTTTGGAGGTTATGCGAAAAGTTAGTAATATTGCATCCGAAAAAAACTTTTAAAGGTAAAAAAGTAAAAAGGTAAAAAAGTAAAAAGAGCATTCTTGCTTTTAAAGGTAAAAAGGTAAAAAAGTAGAAAGGTAAAAAAGATATGAGCAAAGGTAAACGAGTAAGAATCAGTAATGAGAGCGTGAACTGCTACGGCACTCGAATCCTTACATCAGGTATCGACCTGGCGCAGTTTCAGCGCAACCCGGTGCTGCTCTACATGCACGAGCGCGGCAAGGTGGTGGGCTTGGTGAAGGATATAAAGGTGGAAGGCCAGGACGTGACTGGCGAGCTGGTCTTTGACGAGGCTACGGACCTGTCGCGACAGCTGAAGAAGCAATGGGAGTTCGGCAGCGTGAAAATGGTGAGCGCGAACTTCCAGGTCTTGGAGGCGAGCGACGACAAGCAGCTGCTCGCCGAGGGTCAGCAGAGACCGACAGTGACGAAATCGAAACTCATCGAGGTGAGTGTGGTAGATATTGGTGGCAATGATGACGCCATCGTGCTCACTCATGAAGGCAAGACAATCTCACTTTCAGCAGGACAGAATGCCATCGACGGCGTTCTTCCCCTATTAGATAATGTAAGTAAAACCCCATTAAAAAACAAAGAAATGGAATTAAAAGATTTAGCGATCAAGTTGGGTCTGAAGGAGACCGCAACGGAAGCAGAAGTGAATGAGAAGCTCGCAAGTCTCAGTCTTGCGGCAGGTAAGGTGACCGCCTTGGAGAAACAGGTACAGACACTCCAGGCGCAGCAACAGGCCGTGGAGTTGGCCGCTGTCACACGTGCGGTGGAAACCGCCATCGCCGAGAAGCGACTCGCTGCAGACATGAAGGACCACTTCGTGGAACTGGGCAAGAAGTTGGGCCTCGACCAGTTGAACCTCACGCTGTCGGCCATGCAGCCCCAGGGCAAGATTACGGCAACCCTGCACCGAACCGACAAGGGTAATATCGTGGCAGCCCCACAAGACTACTCGAAGTACGAGAAGCTGAGTGCCGTGCCTGCCAACGTGATGATGGACCTGCACGATAACCACCACGATGAATTCGTGCGCCTCTATAAGACTGAGTACGGATTTGAACCAGCCTAAAGGTAAAAAGGTAAAAGAGTAAAAAGGTAAAAAATAAAAAGATATACGACAATGAAAAAGAAAACAATTATCAAGATCATGACGGCATTGCTCTTCAATGCCATTGTGGGTGGAATTATCGCAACGCTGTTGGGCTGCAGCGCCATTGGCGGTGCTATCGTGGCCAGTCTCATCGCCATCGCGGTGCCTGGCTTCATGCCTGAGGATGCAGCCTATGATGGTGTGCTGACAGAGGTGTGGACAGGTGAGCTGATCAAGGCTCTGCGCGGCAAACTGGACGCAGCATGGCTCAACGGTGTGCCCGACCAGAGTTCTATCGTTAGCAACGACGTGATTCACCTTGTAGATGTGGGTGCCGACCCACAGGTGCTTGTCAACAACACCACCTACCCATTGGATATTCAGGAGTTAGAGGACGGCGACAAGACCTTCTCGCTTGACAAGTTCCAGACCAAGGTGGTGCCAGTGACCGACGACGAGCTGTATGCTCTCAGTTACGAAAAGATGGCCCGCGTGAAGGAAAGTTGTGCCAACGCCCTGAACGATGCCAAGTATGCCAAGGCAGCCCATGCGCTCTGTCCTACGAAGAACACGGACAAGACTCCGGTACTCGTGACTACAGGCGCAGTGGATACCGCCACCAAGCGCATCAAGCTCTGCATTGACGACGTTGTGGCTCTGAAGCGTAAGCTCGACGCATTAGGCGTGCCTGTGACCGACCGCCGTCTGGTGCTCTGTACGGACCATGTGAACGACCTCCTCGAGACTGATCAGGCTTTCAAGGAGCAGTATAACATCAACCGCAACGACGGTACCGTAGGCCGTCTCTACGGCTTCGACATCTACGAGTACGGTGCCTGTCCTACCTACAGTACTGCAGGCGTGAAGAACGCCCTTGGCGCCACACCTAAGGCAGGCGAGTTCCAGTGCTCGTTCGCATTCTACGTGCCCCGTGTGTTCAAGGCCACAGGCGAGACGAAGATGTACTACAGCCCTGCGGAGAGTGATCCTCAGTATCAGCGCAACTTAGTGTCTTATCGCCACTACTTCATCTGTATGCCAAAGAAGGAGGATGCCGGCGGTGTGATCTACAGCGGCTATAAGGCTTCTTAATGAAGGCTTCAAATCTTCATCATATACTTAACATTAAATTCAAACGGTTAGAAAGGCGATGACAGACATGATTATGAACATCCTGCAGTGGGCTATCCCGAGCGGCGGCATAGGTGCTGCCATCGCCTGGATAGCCAATCGAAAAGTAAAGGAGGCCGAGCAGGCGAAGCGCATACACGACACCTTCAAGGAGATGTATGGCGACGTGAGCAAGGAACTCTTAGCAAAACAAAAAGAACTGAACGATGCAGCAGAAGACAATGCAAAGGCTATCGGGGAACTCAACCGCGAGAACGCCCGCACCCGTTATGCGCTCAACCGCCTCACAAGGGCTATCGAGGCTATACAGCTGTGTCCTCATCGTGCTTCTTGTCCTGTCAGCGGCGAGCTGCAGAACCAAGAAGACGGCGCTGACGCAGACGCAGGAGACACAACAGGCAAACAGCGCAAGCCAAGACAGCAGCGTAAGCCACGACACGACGCTGACGATGAGCCAGACGAGGTCAAGCACGACGGCTGACAATCAGTGGGAACAGACGTGGCTCGTCATGCCGATAGATGGCGGCGGTTATCGCATCGAGGGACGTGGACGGTCGAAGGGGCAGAATCATACAGAGGGCGAGGAGTCAGCTGGTAGCACTTCGGTGAGTTCTTCTTCTAAAACGAATAGAACGGCATCAGAAAGCCGTTATAACGGTGTGGAAAGCGTGGAAGAGAAGAAGCCTCCCGAACGCGACTGGGCGATGTGGACGTATGCGGTTATCGGATTGATCCTAATAGTTTATTTATCAGTAATCATTAAAAAAAGAGAATAGAATATGGAACATATATTAGACGGAACCGACCTTATCCTGTCGGTGGGTGGCGGTGCGCTTGCCTTCAGTACCGGCTGTAAGATAACGACGCAGACGGAGACCGGCGAGCGAGTGACCAAGGAGGCTGCGAGCGGCAAGTGGAAGGAGAAGTACGTGAAGAGCTACTCGGAGAGCATCAGCGCCGACGGCGTGGTGTGCACAGACGGCACCTCGGACGCTCCTACCTACGACCAGCTGAAGGATATGCAGATAAGCGGCACTCCTGTTGACGTGGCATACAACGTGCGCGAGGCAGGCAGCCGTTCGGGCAAGACAGCCGGTGGCTACAAGGGTAAGTTTATTATCACCTCGCTGGACCTCGACGCCCAGGCAGGCGACGACTCGAAGTACTCCATCCAGCTGGAGAACTGCGGTAAGGTGGAGAAACAGGCAACAGGTCTGCAGGCGGCGGCTGTAACGGGCCACTCTGCCGACGAGGGTAATCAAAACGTAGTAGACTAAGCTATGAACAAAGGTATATCATATATCACCGTAGGCTGCAGGGAGCTGCCCTGCCGCCTGACGATGGGCGCCATGCTGCTGTATAAGCGCAACATGCAGAAGGACGTGAGCCAGATGAGCGGTGGCGACATCGAGGAGCTTCTGATGTTTATGTGGTGCTGCGTGAAGTGTGCTTGCAAGGCCGACGGAGTGGACTTCGAGACGGACTTTGAGACGTTCTGCTGCCAGATTACTCCCGACGACCTGAACGCCTGGAACGAGGCGATGGCACAGACGGGTGAAGATAAAAAAAAATAGCCGGCGAAGCTTCGTCGGCTGATGGCTGCGAATATGAGCCCACGGATGTGGAGCATCTGCAGGGCGTAGCGATGGGGTGTATGGGTATGAGCAAGGATGACTTCTGCCGATGCACCCCTTCTGAGTTTTATGCGGCGTATGACGCATGGTGGCAACGGGAGACGGACCTGGAGCGTGGCAGATGGGAGCGTATGAGGATGCAGTGTCTGTGCTCTCTGCAGCCCTACTCGAAGAAGCAGCTGAGGGCGCAGGACTTCATGAAGTTCCCATGGGAAAGTGAAGAACAGAAGGCAACATCTTGCCGAAGTCGACAAAATGGTCAGAGCCGTGAGGAAATCATGGAGCGATACAGAGAGGCTAAAAAACGAGCGGGACTATAGACGCCAAGGCAAGCCGCCCCCACCGATTGTTCCGCCAGAGTCATCTGCCTGGAAAATGGCGAGTATCATGCAGATGACACCTATGATCAATGAAACAAAAAATATGCAAGTCCAAAACATACATAAACTTATGATGGCGAAAATATAGGCTATCATACATATCGTTCCAAACGGAAAGTGACTGTTGTTTCTAATATCATCCTTATTCATGATGCTCTTGTTTAAGTATTACACGCTGCAAATATAACAAAAAAGTCGGATATAACCAAATTATATAGGAAGAAAAAATGGCAAATAACGTACAATTTAAAATAAAGCTCAACGTAGATGGCAAAGAAAGAGTTGTGCAACTTCGGACGACTGTAGATGAACTGCGCAATGCCGTTGATAAAACAAAGACTTCGTGGGCAAGTATCCAAGAAACTATCGCCCGGTCAGCTTTTGCGTTTCAGGGGCTACAGGACGCCGTGAACAATATCGCCACCTCGCTGAATGACCTGACAGAAGAAAGTCGGAGTTTTGGTGCTGCCATGGCTTCTGCTAACACAATGGCAGGAAAGAGTGGAGAGGATTTTGCCAACCTAAAGGACCAAGTCGCGGAGCTTTCTCATGTAATACCTATTGCCCGCGATGAGTTAGCAAATGGTCTTTATCAGGTTGTTTCCAATGGTGTACCCGAGGATAACTGGATAGAATTCCTTAACAAATCGGCTCGTGCTTCGGTGGGTGGTATTGCTGACCTTGGGGAAACGGTGAAAGTTACTTCTACCATTATTAAGAACTACGGATTAGACTGGGATGCTGCAGGTTCTATCCAGGATAAAATACAGCTCACGGCCAAGAATGGTGTTACGAGTTTTGAGCAGTTAGCGCAGGCGCTGCCACGTGTCACCTCTCAGGCTGCCACCCTTGGCGTGAGCGTGGACGAGCTGATGGCGACTTTCAGCACGCTGACGGGCGTGAGCGGTGATACTGCCGAGGTGAGCACGCAGTTGGCAGCTATTTTTACGGCTCTTATCAAGCCTTCGAGCGAGGCTGCAGAGATGGCGCAACAGATGGGCATTCAGTTTGACGCGGCTGCCATCAAGGCTGCAGGCGGCATGGAGCAGTTCCTCGTATCTCTCGACAAGAGCGTGAAGCAGTATTCTGCATCGAGCGGAGTTCTGGAACAGGAGGTGTATGGAAAGCTGTTCGGCAGCGCAGAGAGCCTTCGGGCCCTCACGCCACTGACAGGCAAGTTGGCGGAGAAGTTCAGGGAGAACGTAGCCGACATGAAGGACAGCGCTGGCACCGTCGACGATGCCTTTGATATCATAGCGAGCACGGGAAAGGCGAAACTGCAGATGCTAAACAATCAGTTTGGCGAATTTACGGACTCTATTCAGTCGTACATCGGCAACGTGCTGCCTTATCTTAATTTTGGCTCGCAGTTAACTATTACTATTTCTTCAGTGGCACAACTTGCTGTAGCAATGAAGACATTGGGAGTATCAACTAAGGTAACTTCGCTCATTGTGGCTGCGTTTTCCCCTATCGTAAAAGTATGTTCTGCCACTATGAGAGGAGCAGCCGTGAGTGCTGAGACCTTAAAACTCGCAATTCGTAGTTTGTTGATATCTACAGTTGCAGGTATCGCTATTGTGGCTCTTACTGAAATTGTCGATCATCTCATAAATAAAAATACTCAGGCTGCGGAGAGTGCAAAAAATATGGCGAGCGAAGAAGCCAAAGCAGCTGACAATATACAGATTGCCTATGACAGCACGCTGAAGAGTACCTACGCTAACCTGATAGCAAAATACGAACAGCTGAAAGATGGCTGGAAGAACCTGCGCAGTGAGCATGAAAAAACCGCATGGATAAAAAACAATCAGTCGGCCTTTGCTGAGTTGAAGATCAAGGTAAACGGAGTGGCTGATGCTGAAAACATATTTCGGAAGAATACGGGTGCCGTGGTGGAAGCCTTTACCCGAAGAGCGCAGGCTGCCGCCTATGCTGCCAAGTTGACCGAACTGTATCAGAAGCAGATTGGCCTTGTAGAGCAGAAGAATAAGGTTGTACAGAATATAGCTAATGATGCTAAAAAAGGCGGAAGACATGCTAAGGAAGGGGATGTTGTACCTGAAAGCTGGCGAAGCGAAAGATACGGAAGAGTTGGTAATGACGGGCAGTGGCGGTTCACCAAGGTGGGTGCAGAGCGGTATAATGGCACCAACGTTTCGGGCGACAAACAAGTGGCCAAGATTGATAATTCCATTAATAATCTATCTAAGCAGATAGAAGACACAAAGAAGCAAATGGCTTCAGCTGCCAATAGTAACGGGTTGATAGATGCGGGCAAAATAACTTCCGGCACAGGCGGCAGAGCCGGAAGTGGCGGAACTACCAACCATACCCCGTCCGTGACCGACGAGAACGACCCGCTGAAGGGAAGTATCGACTGGTATACAAAGGCCATTGACGAGAAAAAGAGACAGCTTTACGCCACTGCCAACGAGGCAACCGCCAAGTCGCTCAACAATGAGATGGAGGCGCTGCAGCGCGACCTCTACTTCCTGAAGGTACGCATAGGCGTGGAGGTTCCGCCACCCATAGAGGTGAAGAAAGCCATCAAACCCATGGCAGAGCAACTGCAGGAGTCGTTCGACGACATGCAGAAGTATCTGAAGGAGCACCCTCTGCAGGTGCAGGCCGACCCCAAACGCCTGGAGAAGCTGACGCAGAAGATGGAAGACTTCGAAAAGATTAAAGGTCTGGGCAATGTAGATCTGGGCAACTTTGAGGGCGTAAGGAAGGCGATGACAGACATACAAGGCATAGTCGACCCTACCGCTAAGGGCTTCGCTGCAGCCGGTACGGCCTGCCAGGCTCTGGGTGGCGCCATGCAGCAGTTGGGTGGCGACTCGGCAGCAGCCAAGGCAGGCTTGGTGATGGCAGCCATCGGACAATTAGCGCTGTCGTTGGCCACAGCGATGACCGATGCTGCTAAGCAGAGCTGGATAACATGGTTAGCCTTCGGAATATCGGGTACAGCGCAACTCGTGAGTATGGTGGCGACGATCAGCCAGTTTGCCACAGGTGGTATCGTGGGCGGCAACAGCAAGAGCGGCGACCGAGTACTGGCACGTGTGAACTCTGGCGAGATGATACTGAACGCCGCTCAGCAGGCACAACTCTTCGCCATCGCCAACGGAAGGATGCAGCCCACGGTGAACACGGACGTCCTGACGGGACTGATGGCAGGAGGCGCAGGAGGCGTGAAGGCCGGCAGCGTGGTGGGCAAGATAAGGGGCAGGGACATCGTACTGGTGACAGCTAACGAGACCCGCTCTAATCGCAGACGCTCGAACATTAAGATCTGATTGAAAGGTAAAAAGGTAAAAAAGTAAAAAGGTAAAAAGAGCCTTCTTGCTGATTGAAAGGTAAAAAAGTAAAAAAAGCAGATATGTATATACACGGAAGTTACTGTAACGAGAGAGACGTGGAGGTGAAGGTGGAGATACTGACCCACGGGGACCGCACGAAGGAGGTGGAGATAGGTGGCGAGGAAAGCGACATTAGCTGGAGCGAGGACCCTGTGGAGACGAGCACACAGGTGAACGACAGCTTCGACGTGCTGCTGATGAGTCAGGCGAGCGTGAGGCTGCTGTGCCGCAACTATGTGGCAGACTTCTTCTGCTCGTCGTGCCGTGACGCGGTGGTGAACATCTACGAGGGTGGACGCTGTGTATTCGCAGGCTACCTGGAGCCTCAGGCATTCTCGCAAGGCTACAATGAGGTGTGGGACGAGGTGGAGCTGACGTGTGTGGACGCACTGGGTGCACTACAATACAGCACCTATCGGAACGTGGGCACCGCAGGCTCGTCGTATGAGAGCGTGAAGCTGCAGGCCAGCCAGCGCAGCTTCCATGACATCGTGAGCGAGATACTGACGGGGGTGACGGAGAACCTGGATATATCGGGCGGCAGAAAGACGGCCGTGCTGTACGACGGGTCGAAGGCTATCGACGCTACCAACGCCCGCCACTACTCCATCCTGAACGACCTAAGCATCAGCGAGCTGCTCTTTCTTGGCGACGAGGAGGACGACGTGTGGACACAGGAGGATGTGCTGAGCGAGGTGCTGCGCTATCTCAACCTGCATATCGTGCAGGACGGCTGGAGGATGTATATCTTCAGCTGGGAGACGATAAGGGCTGGTGAGGCTACGATATGGCACAACATAGATGGTGGCCTGAAAAATATACGGACCATGCCGAAGAAGGTGACGGTGGAGACGGCCATCGTGGCAGACTGCGACACACAGATAAGCATCGGCGAGACCTACAACCAGCTGCTGCTGACGGCGAGCGTGACGAAGACAGAGGAACTGGTGGACGACCCGCTGGACAGCGACTCCCTGGAGAACGTGTACGGCAAGCGCCAGTTGCTGCTGACGGAGTACAGTGCCGACGGTGAGGGCTGGGCTGCGTATGACGGCATCGAGGAGATGGTGATGAACGAGGGTAAGACGACCTACGACGGTGCGAAGGTGACCGACTGGTTCGCGCTGGTAAAGAATCATCCCCGGTGGACCTTCTATGCGCCCGACGGCAGGAACATGCTGGAGCTGACAAGCGGAACAGACCAGACACAGCTGATAGACATGCTGGGCAAGATGATGTGTGCGGCGCTGATAGTGAGCACGGGTAAGGTGCAGAAGAGAGGCGACGGCTCGGACAACTCGCCAACGGCAAGCATCAGCATGACCGACTACATGGTGATAACGACCAACGGCAACGGCAAGGACACGGAGGGTGAGTACCGGCCGTCGGCAGACGACATCAAGAACGCCATACCCTGCGCAGAATATACGGGCAACGTGGCGGGCGGTGTGCTGTCGCCAGCCGACCCGATGGTGACCAACTATATAGTGATATCGGGCAAGATGGTACTGAACCCGCTGATGAAGATGACGGACTACTGTACGACACTCTACAACAGATTCCTGTACGAGCAGGAACATCCGCAGATGTTTCCCTATTATTGGCACAAGACGGTGCCGAGCCGCAACAACAGCGACGGCAGATACTACACCCGTAAGCACTGGCACGAGGAGGCGGCAGCGATAACGGGCAGCGCCTGGAACAAGGGACCCGACATAGAGGGAAACCCAGGCTTCATACCCTACACGGCAGAAGGTCCGCAGGAGTATGAGTATCAGTACAGTGCGTATGGCGACCGCACAGACAAGTTGTCGAAGGTGCCCATCCTGGCGTGTATGCTCATCGTGGGCGACAAATGCGTGGTGGAGAAGGCTCCGGGCGAGAAGCTCGGCACGGACACAGCGGGTACTGGCAACGGCGAGAAGCAGGACTACGTGTGGCAGAAGTACAAGACCAAGGCCGAGTGCGGCAGTGATGATGAATACTATGCGCAGAGCTTCACCATCGGTGTAGACCCGAAGATAGGCGACAAGATGGTGGGTACGGTGTTCGATGTGCAGAACAACGTGTGGTATTACGACGGCATAGACGCAGAAGGCACTGCCATCCCTGTGAGGTATGAGGACAAGGTGAGCGGACAGGTGAAGTTTATCATCCTCGGTCCTGTGAACATTACATGGGAAGAGATCGTGAGGCGGCACCCCTCGTTCTGGCGGCACACGAAATGGTCGACCCGCAGCGTGCCGCTCCTGGCGCACACCTCGTCGATCATGGTGGAGAAGTTCGAGGTGAAGGTGGTGAGCGACAACGGAAAGGCTGAGGTGCCAGCTGGCGACAGCGACATCGTGTATATGAGCGACACGCAGGAGGCCTTCGTCAACAAGAAGGATGACCTGGAGTTCAAGATCACGACCGCGCTGACAGCCGCGGACTGCAAGAAGCTGGGCGTGGGCAACAGTGTATTCCTCTCTTCTCCGCTATGTACGGCTACTTCGACACCGCTGCTCTCGATATACAACAGGCGGACACAGGAACAGGCGAAGCCAGAACAGCACTACGTGAACGACTACTGGGAGGAATGGCACGAGCCGAAGGTGCTGATGGAACAGAACTTTATGGACGAAGGCAGTACGGTGTCGCTTTTCAACCTCTACCGGCATCCTGCCATCGGCAAGACCTTCGCCGTACAGGGTATCAGCCGTAATCTGACAGAAGGCACCGCACAGGTGACAATGAAGGAGACCGATTGAAAGGTAAAAAGGTAAAAAAGTAAAAAGGTAAAAAGGGCCTTATTGCTTTTAAAGGTAAAAAAGTAAAAAGAGGCTTATTGCTTTAGAAAAAGTTTAGAACAACATTCAAATCGTGTTAGAATATGATTAAAACGAAGATATACACCAAGCCCAAGAACACGGGCGCGTCGGGCGGCAGCACAACCAGGGTGACCCGCCTGCAAGGTATTGCGACAGAAGCCGAATATGCCAGCAAGGCGGGGCGCGCGTCTGAGGCAGACAAGGCTAAGGAGGCAGGCAGCGCACAGTATGCAGAGCAGGCTGGACATGCCGGCACTGCAGGTTATGCCACGAAGGCTGGAGAGGTGGACCTCTCGGCAGAGGCGCTCGATCACTTCGCACGCAAGGATCAGGACGAGACCTTTAAGGGAAAGGTAGGTTTCGAGCAAGACGTGAACTTCAAGGCAGCAGCCCTCTTTGCCGACGTGGTGACAATGCTGAAGGAACTGAAGGCACAGGGCGGCATCGAGACCGGCTTTGTGCGTTCAGCTAACTACGAGGAGGATACGCAGCAGGGCTTCGGGCTGTCGCGCACGAAGAACGGCGGCTATCGCCTGTCGCTGAGCGAGCTGGAGGTGTGGAGCAAGGCGATATTCCACGAGCTCGAGATACGCAAGTTATCCTATGCAGGAGGAAATATATATCTTTCGGGCGCAGGCTCGAAAATTGTGCACGTGGAAGAGCAATACTCCGCATCGGGTGTTGTGACAGGCTGGAAGTGTTATCTCTTGGCAGATGATGGCAGTACGGCGACGCAAAACCTGTGGCGCGTGAAAGACCAGGCACGCTGTCAAAGCTTCAATATCCTCGAAGGGAAACACGAGGGTGTGAGCAATAAGAGCTACTGGCGACTGGTGACAGAGGTGAGCACTCGGCCTGTGACCATCACGGCTGCAGATGGTACGGCGCTGTATGGTGGTAGACTGTTTGACTGGGTGACATTGTCGGCTACTGACTGCATGACGGGCAGCGATACGCCTGCAGCTGGCGACACTATCGTGCTCGATGGTGCCAGTGAGGATGCAACACGTCAAGGAGTATTGATGCTTGAGAGTACTGGCAATGGTACACCTCGCATAGTGGGTCTGCGAGGCGTTAGCTCATATTCGCATGAGGGCAAGGAGGTATTCGTGCTCTCGCCTGACGGCTCAAAGATCGTAAGTTCAACCATCGAATGGGTATCGAGTGCTGGTGACACGATACACCTTGTTAATTACAGAGGCGAGTGGCAGAAGGGCGTGAGCTACGGCCATTACGACCAGGTGAACCACAACAACGCACTGTGGACTTGCGTCAACCCCGACGGCTGCAACTCGGAGCCGAAAGACGGAACTTCGGACTGGCAGAAGGTGCTGTCGGGAGAAAAAGGAGAACAGGGGGCGCAGGGACCTAAAGGAGAAACAGGTGTCCAGGGACCTCAGGGCGAGAAGGGTGATGATGCTGTTGTCTATACCCTTGAGGCGTCCCCGAGCTATATCAGGCTTAGTTCTGATGGAAGTATCGACTACACGAATGGATATATCGATAAGGGCGATGAATATGGGAGCGACAAATATCTTGTAGTTAGAGGCTATAAGATGTTGAAAGGCGTGAGAGACAATCGCTTTTCAACGGAAGAAAGTCCAGTTACCTTACGACTCACCATTAACGACGGAAGTGCGTATAGCGAATATACTCCATCTGACCACGATTCTGTTTCCATCGACTTCGAACCTAAGTACGATAGCTATTACAGTATGTTGCAAGAGATAAGTAATTCGGGGCTAAATTCGGTAAGAGTTGATATGTGCGAGGGAAGCGAATATAATCCAAATAAAATTCTCGCTACCTGTGACATACCTATCATTCGGAATGGTAAGGATGGACAGAAGGGTGACCAAGGCGACAAGGGAGAACAGGGCATTAAAGGCGATAAAGGAGAAGATGGAGCAAAAGGAACAGACGGAGAGGATGCTATCTCTATCCATGTAGAAGATGCTCCGCTCGTTTTTGACACAGATGATAGTGGAATTGTACCTGTTAGCATATTAAAGGCTGCGAAGGTAAAGGTAATGAAGGGTAACCTGAATATCTCGAATAAATGCAGCAATATTAGCTCAAGGGATGATTTGTGCGTAAATTGCAAATGTGGTGCAACACAGAAGGATGGATATATCGAAGTATCTGTATCAGGCAGTAATGTTGCAAAGAACGACGTGGTTATTGGTGGTATAAATCAAGGACAGGTTTCTGCAACATCAGGCTATGCGGTCGCACAATTTATTTACGCTGGTGTTGTCTATTTTGTGCAAGTTCCATTCTCGGTGAACGTATCGAAGTATATGGGTAGTGTAAAGGCTACGGCCAAGCAGTACCAGTCGAAGTTTGAGGCACTGGAGAAAGACCTGAAAGGAAGTAATCCTACCGTTCTCAACGCCTACACATCTACTATCAAGCAGACAGCAAAGGAGATTACTCTCAGTGTGACACAGAACCAGCAAGGACGGCACAACCTACTGCGAGATACGGCGCTGACGAGGAAGGGTGATATATATTATTCGGACGGCCTCTTCCAGCCTACGATAACACAGGGCGTGAACGGCCATAATGCCATCCGCTTCTCGGTGACGGGTGACGGAACGCCTCAGTACAAGGGACTTTTCTGGGGACATACCATCAACGGCATCGCTGTGAAGAAGAACACCGACTACACTTTCTCGG